GGAAATTTGGAACCAGAAGAAAGAGTAATGAATGAAGATCATTGGTTACATGATTTTTATGATGCACTACGGAAATTGGGATGGGAAGCAAAGGATGACATCCAAGTAGATATTGGTGGCACTGTCGTTTCTGGTATTCATCAAGGAGAAAATTACAATGAGAAGTGGGCAACTCCTTATGGTGTTCGTAAATACAATAATGATGCGTTCATTGTAATTAAGAATCTCACCCGTAGTCCATTTGAACCCTCTAAACCCTTTCAAGGAGAATTTAAACAAGCACACCCATACGAAAAGAAATGAAGTTTACAGTTTATTCCAAATATGGTTGTCCATATTGTACGAAGACAATTCAAGTTTTAGAGAAACTAAACTTGGAATATGTTGAATACAAACTCGGTGATGACTTCACTAGAGAAGAATTCTACGGTGAGTTTGGCAATGGTACAACTTTCCCCCAAGTTCTTGCAGATCAAACTAAATTAGGTGGATGTAGTGACACAATCAGATACCTCCAAGAAAAAAAGATCCTCTGATCTTGAAATAAATAGAGGTGTAGAACTAATATTAGGAGGGAGACCGAAACCCCAAAGAGGCAATTTTTACTTAAAATTTGCCAAGATGGTCTCCTTCTTCCGAAGAGAGATACATTTTTCATTTGAAGCCTCTTTTTTAATTAAGAAAAAATCTCTCGGAGAAGAACTATGACTGCTGCAACTATAACGATCTTTTCATTAATGACGTTTCTCTTTCTTGTTGTGGGACTCATAGGTGGTTGGGTTGCCAGAGAATACATGATGAACTACAGGGAAATTCCAAGACCACACCCTGAAATGTTTGATGGACAAGGCAATCTCATACCTGACGAAGTAATTGCATTTAATTTTGAGAACTATCATGACTACGAAGACAACAGCGACGAAGAAGACTACGACTAAGCGAAACACTACTCAGACTACGCAGTCTGTTCAGACAACCCTCAACCTTCCTGCAAATCCATTTGCATTTGAAGTTCTTACACTCGCATCAAAGCAAAGAACGAAAGCAAAGAAAATTGAAGTGCTGAAAAAATATGAGCATGAATCACTCAAAGCATTGTTCATCTGGAACTTTGATGAGAGTGTAATCTCTTTGCTTCCTCCTGGCGAAGTTCCATACTCTAGTTTGAAAGACGAACAAGTTTCAAATGGAACTCTCAGCACAAAGATCAACCAGTTGGTTGGTACTATGGATTATTTTGATACCGTTTCTCTTGGTAATGCTGCTGACTTGAAACAAGGTAAGACAACCATCCGAAAGGAGTGGAGAAGGTTTTATAATTTCATCAAGGGTGGTAATGATCAATTGAAGTCTCTTCGTAGGGAGACAATGTTTATTCAGATTCTTGAGGGTCTTCATCCACTTGATGCTGAAATTCTTTGCCTGGTTAAGGATAAGAATCTGGAAAGCAGGTATAGTATTTCTAAAGAAGTAGTATCAGAAGCATATCCAGATATTCAGTGGGGTGGTAGAAGTTGAGTTCTAAGATTAGAATTATACAAAGAGACTGTGATCCTGAAGCGGCAAATGATAGATCTCTACCTTGTACAAGTTACTTGGTAGAGTATATCCTGGATGGTGTAACTAAATGGGATCTAGTTATTTGTAGTAAAAAAGTAGATATTTTTGATCATTACTGGGATTTGTATCGTGAAGATTTGATTGGATTTAAACAATCGGAGGGAAGAACAAACCCCAAACTATGGAATCCTCCTGGAGTTAAGAAAAAGAAATGACAGAAGATAACAATTTAAACATTGGAATTGACCTTGATGCAATTCAAAGTGTAAAGAAGAAGTACAAAAAATTAAAGAAGTACATGCGCTCTGGCATCTATCAAGTTAAGACCATGGATGGAACAGAGAGAGTCGTGTCTCAATTATTAAAAGACAATGAAACTGTAACATAAGTTACAAAATAAACTTGCTATATACACTATCAGGGGTTATAATACCCTTACGTTCATCCCATGTTATCACTAGCACTCATCTTTTTTAGTCATGTCTCACCCGAGAATTATCTTAGGTGTGAAGACCTCAACTGGTTGAGAGAGGGATTAGAGGAGACAACTCTTTTCACTCCCCTTGAGAAGTCTGATATTCTCATCCATTGGATGGAACATACGGACCCCCAATGCTTTGATAACTAGGACGCAAGTAGGACGGCGGAACGGAACGTTCATTCGCTATTCGCAAATAGCGAACGCAAACCGCCCGAAGGAACGGGATTTAACCATCTCATTTCTTTGGAGTAAACCAATGTCTAAAGTCGTTTATCGTGGTCAAGCATACGACACTGTGGAGCGTCGTGAGCAAAGACAAGCACAACAGCAACCTCAACAGCATAACGAAGCCTATCGTGGCATTAAGTTTGTCAAGGAGGACAAGTGATGCAGAAACTCAATTTCCTTCAACTGATTAAAGAGAAGAAGCAAAAAGAAGATCGTCGTCACAAAGCAGAACTCTGCATGGCAGGTAACTGTCAGGTAGGCAAAAAGTGATTAGTTTAATCGGTGGAATCGTTTTAGGTTCTACTGCAT